GTGTTGACGGAGACAGCGTTGCTGCTGATCGTGTTGGTGACAGTGGCGTTGAGGATTTTCCCTACGTCGTCTTCGGTCAGGGCGCGGAAGGTCTGAGCCGTCTGGCCCGCGACAATCACTCCGTCAAAGTTCCAGGTGTAGGTGAAGGTTCCAGAGGGGAACCAGAGGCCGTTATCGATGGAGGGGGTTTGTCCCACCATCAACAGCCCCTGGATCGAAGGCCCGTTGATTACAGCCGGCACCGTGCCGATCTCAGCCAGTGGCGTATAACGATATGTGCCGAGCCCGACACCGATGCCGATCTGATGTGTCATGTTAGATGAGTCCCACCAAGAACTGAGCCGTAGTGCCAGTCGCGTTCACGCGCTTACCAGAGACAGGAAGCACGCTCCCGGCCGGAACATTCTTGAACAGCACGGCCCGCTCACGCAGGGTGTAGACCGTGATATCACCAGACACGCCGACGTAAATGGCCCGGAAATCCTGCAGTTCGGTCTGCGTGTTGTCAGGAGTGATAACATAGGCGTCTTGGGCAGGAGCGTCATCTTCTGCCGGGCGGAAACGGTCTGGCGATACCATCGTTACACCTGTTGTGCGTTGATATTCTGAAGGGAGTTAAAAGCGACCTCGACCCGATTGGCGGCCTCGGCCACGGCGGCAGTATCTTCACCGGCCGGAAGATTCCGAACGATGTCGATAAGCTGACCAACCTTCGAGCCGACTTCACTGACGGCCATGTCGAGGTTAGACAGGTTCTGATTCAGGCGATCCATTTCAGCTGACATAGTTTTCCCCATCAAAAGGACAAAGGTTACTGTCATCCTAAGGAGGAGTTGATCCATAGGAACCCCCTAGCTACCCACGATGGTTTTAATCTGAGGCTTGTTCAGGTTCGTGGGGATTGAGTACGCGCCAGCAGACACAGAGACGGACTGGGTCGTGTCGTCGCTGAAGGTATAAAGAAGTGAAGTGATCCCGCTAGGGATCGTGAAGCTGATGCTATCAGCGGCTCGTGTGACCGACGACCCAGCACCAGAGACAGTCCCGATGTAGGAAGTCGGGGCAGTTCCGGCCTCAACCTGCGGGAACATTATCTGGAGGCCGTTAGAGGCTACACCGAGGTAAGACGCGACGAGGCCGTTGCCACCAATGGTGGGGGTGGTGGAGGTGGCAAGCTGGTAAAAAGCGTTCCAGGTGGTGGCTGTGATATTGGTGAAAACAGCCCAAACCCGATACCAGCTAGACCCTAGGGACTCAGACCCCGAGCTAACCATGGTGATGTCAGAACCAGTGGTCTGCTGCTTGGTCATCGCGCCTGTGGCGACATTAAAGACGTAGGTTCCATAGCTGGTGGAACTGTAGTTAAGGGTCAGGGCAATAGCAGAGCGTTCGGCAGCCTTAACGTAGACAGAGAAACACCAAGTACCCGTAGCAGTGCCTACGGAGCGGTATCGCCTGTGGCTGTTGGTAGTAGCCGTCTCGTCGATCTTGCCGGTGACGGTAGTGCCATCGATGCCGGTGTAGGAAGAGCCGGTCACGACCGATGTGGTCGACCAACCTGTGCCAGAGGTGTTTACAATGTTTTCTGAGTAGGGAAGGATGTTGGTTGCGGCGGGCTCGACCAGAATCCCGAGGTCAGTCCGCCTGCCAGCGTTAGCAGTAAAGCTAGTGAGCGTGCTCGAAGAATTCTTGGCGTAGCCTGCCGGGGAAGAAGTGACGGTAACTGCGCCCGGCATAGCCGAGGTGAAGTCAAAGTTGATGGTATCGTTGACGTCAGTGACGGTGACGGAGATGGTCTGGTCGGTGGTGTTGGAGCCTGAGTCGGTGGCCCGGACCGTGACGACGTAGACGTTGTCGGTGTTGGCATCGTTCGGAGCTTCGTAATCTTTGGTCCCGTTCGAGAGCCAGCGCAGCGTGCTGCCGGAAAGCTCGAACCGGGCCCCATCACCTCCAGCCACAATCGACCACGTAACCGACTCATTGGCCGTGAGCGAATGCGAAAGCGTGGCGTTCTCAGCCACACTTACGCTGCTGCTGGAGGTGATGGTAGCGGCCGGATCAACCCCAGGGCCTCCACTGTTTCTACGGCCGAGTCCGGTGTTGATCCCAAGCATCAGTAGAATCCTATGATGGTTGTGGCTGTAGTGCCGGTCGAATTCACTCGCTTGCACATAACCGGGACGAGGGAGTTCGCCGCCACCGGCAGAATAGCAGTAGTGCCGTCCGGGCAAACCACCGAGACGTTACCCGCAGTGTTCCCGATCCACAGAGCCCGGACTGTGTAGTCTAGGTCCACAGAATTACTCGGGGTGATCGTAACCACTCCACTTGCCGGAGCAGCCCAGCCACCGTCGAGATGCCGGGAATGGAGTTCCTGTGTCATTTCGCAGGCCTATCAATGGCACCGGTCTGGCGGCCGATATCCACGTACGAGGTCCGCTTGGCCAAAGCCAGCTTCTCACTCTCGGGATCGCAGCCTTCCATCTCGTGTGAAGGTGGGCCGGAGAACGGGAACATTGTCCCGTCTCCGATTTCAACCCCAGCCTCCAGCAGCGTGTCGTTGATGTAGTGCTCTGACAGCAGCCGGTAGCGTGGCATGGCTTATTCCTCCGTCCAAGTGATGCCGAGGTCCACAACACCGCCCGAGGGGATGGTAGCGCCAGCGTGCGAGATAGAAAAGTACTCCGACTCGCGGATCACGATAGGGGACTCCCACCGAATACCGAAGCTCTCGACCATACGGTCAATCACAGCGGTGGTCAGGTTCAGGAACACCCGGCGTGTAGCAAGGATGCCAACTGCAGTGCCGACCGTGGGGTTGGCAGTGTAGAGGGCAAGAGTCGCCGCAGCAGTGGGGTTCTGAGAGTCCCAGGCTACGCCTGTCGGAGTCGTGGCGGTGCCGCCGGAGTCAGCCGTCGAGCGCTTCACGAGATCAGTGCGGAGGGAACCCGCAGTGGTCGCAATGCCCGAGATAAACACCGAGCGGATTTTAATGATCTTGCCAGCTGCGCCGGCGAGAGTCAGAATGTTGGTGGCCGTAGCCGCCGGAGTGTTGCCGAAGCTCGCGTAGGAGTAGGTCGGGAGCAACCCCGACCCATCCATAGCGGCCGCAGCAGCAGCGTTCTTCCGTCCGGAAGAAGACTGGTTGAAGAGTTCTGCAGCCATTGGTTACTCCTTAGGTGGCAGGGTTGATGCCAGCGGCGTAGCCCTTGGCCATCTCGGTGCCGACATCGAGGACCAGCCCGGCCGTAAGCGCGCCCGCCGAGAAGGTGGACGTGGCTACGGTGTAGTTCAGGCGATAGTACAGGGGGTAAGCCTGAGCGCCACCAACGCGGGGCAGCATGATCGGGAGGAGCAACTTGCCCGCTCCAAGATCAACCACTGCGTAAGTGCGCGAAGACGCCATGTCGGTGTAGGTGGAATTGTCCACCGAGCCCTGGAAGGCCACCGCGAGGGTAGCACCACCTGCCGACACGAAGGCCGTCGTCACCTGAACCCACACCCGCAGGGAGGGCGAGCCCACCCCCAGGTCGCGAGCGACCGTCAAGTCAATCACGTTCGTCGACACTGCGGTCGCCGTGACAGCCTGAGCGTTGCTGAAGAGATTCTGATAATCGAGGATCATCTTAGACCACCCGCGCTTCGGTGTTGAGGATAGCATCCACAGTACGAATGGGGATGCCGCGGAACGCAGGAATCGTCTTGCCGTCGAACTCTTTCATGCCAAGCCAAATGTTGGACTTGTTCATGGCCTGCAGTTCGAGGTAGGTGCGGATCGTGCGGTTGCAGTAGATAGCCGGGCGGCCCATCGCGCCGGAGATGCTCGGGGTGTCCGAAGAGTTCACCGAGGTCGCTCCGCCAGTCGTGGGCAGGCGGTTAAGCCCGCGGACCAGCAGGTTGGCAAGAGCAACGGCAGAGCCGGACGCGAGGTCCGAAACGTCGATGTTGCAGATGCGCACTGCGTAACGCCAGTCACGAACGCACAGGCCGAGTTCCCACTTGTAGTGGTCCCGGTAGCCCTGATACATGCCGCCCGCTGCGTCGGTCAGGGGCCACTCGCCCATGTCCTTGTGACGAAGGCCGGTGGACTTGCCCTTCGGGAAGATGCCGTGGATGGTGTTAGCACCCCACACGACGATCCACACGGAGGTGTTGTCCGAGCCGGTGCCACCAGCGTCGATCACGTTATTCGCGCTCTGCGCGGTAGCCGTGGAGACAGTGGAGTACCGGGGCGACATACCCATGAAACGCTCAGGGGTCGTTGCCGTGTTGCCGTAGATGATCGTCTGCGCGACCTGCTGGGACATGCCCTGCAAGAAGGCAACCGACTCAGACGCGCGGAACTCGCTGGCGTTGCCATTGAGATCGGCCAGGTCCTTATCGACCTCGGAATAGACTTCGAGGTTACCCACGGTGTCGATGATCTGCGCAGTGGTCGACTTGCCCTTCGGCACGCCGTAGTTGAGCAGACGCCACGTGGCGCTGGGGATACCAGTGCGGACTGTGGTCTTGTGGCCGGTCGGGAGGTTGCCCTCCATGAACAGCATGTCGTCGAGGATCTCGTTGGTCTGCGAGAGCATTTCGACGATCGTAGCGACTTTGAAATTGTCGTCCTGCCGCTTCGCCCAGTCGGCGAGGGTAAGGACGGTGCTTCCACCAATTACGGCCATTTACCGTTCCTCAGCTAGGGTTCTTGCCATAGAGTGCTTCACCAAATGTTTGCGGGCGGGAGACCTGCGCAGCGCTGCCGCTGACCGGTGTACCCTCTGCCAACGCCTGAGCCATCCGAACGAAAGACCGGAAGACTGCAGGGTGGTTGCCCGCTCCAGTTAGGAGAAGCGCACTGCGAAGTTCGGGGTCCGCGAATTTGGGGTTGTCGAGTAACTTGGCAACAGAGGCCAAATTAGCTTCGAGCTTTTCACCACCAAACTCCTTATCCGTCTTGCATTCCGTCGCCCACTGCTCGTTCATCTTCACGAAGGCCTCGGTGCCAGCGGCACTTGCCTTTTCCAAGAGTTGCGAACCGTAGTCGAAAAGCTTTTGTGATGCCTCGGCCGGGAGCTTTAGTTCGTTGGCGATAGCCAAGAAACCTTCGGCAGCGACCGGGTCGAGCGTAGCACCTTCGGAAAGCTTGAGGTCCTCAGTCGTAAGGGCTTTCGGCTCTTCGACCTTCGGGGCCTCGCCTTCAGGCTTCGGCTCCGGCGAACTCGGCTCCGGTGCCTTCGGCTCCCCCGTGATCAGTGACGAGCCCAGCGCGGGTTCCAGGTTCGGCGTCGGGGTCGGCTCGGGTGCTCCGCTCATTTTTCTCTCCGTTTTCCCTGATCATTTTCACATAGTTATCAGGGGCAAGCCCAACAATCTGGGCGGTTAGCTTCAGGCCCACGTTCCGCTCTCCTTCGAGCATGGCCATCTCAAGGGCCGACTTCGAGAAGGAAGTGTGGAACATGTGGCAATCGGTTAGCAGGGACCACATCCATTCGCGGCCCTGCGCTGTATCCATCATCGCGATCAGCATCGCCTCACGTCGGGCCCGGGAAGCCCGAGCCTTATCGTTCCGGGACTGTTCGCCCTTATCGTTACCCAGCATCAAATGCCCCCAAGGATTGCCTGGAGGGCATTCTGGCCCCCGCCTACGTCAGTCTTTGACATGGTTTCCGCGCCCTTGACTGCGGCGTCGGTTTGCTGGAGCGCGGCCTGCTGTTGCTGAGCCTTGGCCCGCTCTTCACGCAGGGCGAGGATTTCCTCGTTCGAGCGTACCACCTTTGGAGGTGTGCCCAGTCGGGAAGCGTACTCGGACATGAACTGGTCCATGTTGACTGTGTCCAGGACTGAAGGATCGACAGCCGCAAGAGAGCCAGCCTGCGCAGCGAGACGTTCCATTGATGTAGTTGACGCGGCTCGTTGGGCCTCGGCCAGCATCGAAGTGAACTTGATTTCGACTTCACCTTTGCCGAGTTCTGCTGGACGAGGGGGAATAAGGCCCGCGCGCTCCATAATGTTAAAGGTCCGTTTGATGACGGGCGCCAGAGTCTCGGACTCAATCCGCTCGAGGACAGGGCCGAGCATAACCAACTTCTCTTCACGCCGGGCATCGATCTCGCTCGCGGTCCGGACGGTCTGGAGTTGGGAAATCATCAGGAATAGGTCGTTGAAGAAGATGGTGCGGATGCGGTCCTGCACCATCATGATGTCCTCCATGATCTCCCGGACAGGGAAATTCATCTGGAAGATCGGCTCGATTCCGATGTTGTTCGCGCCCTGAAGATAGGTCACCCCTCCCGGGAGAAGCGAGGCCGGCTGGTTCCGGAGCTGGGCGTCGGCCTTCAGCGGAGGATTAACCATCTTGTCGATGGCCTGGGCCTTGCGCTTTTGCTCCTGCTGAAGCTGCAGTACGTCTGGAAGGGCGTCCATCCCAGGACTGCGACCGTAGGCATCGTTACCTTGGAGATCCCAACGAGAGATAGCGCAGGGCCACTCGTTGAATCCTCGGGTGCGGAGGATGTTTTCCCGGGCCGAGCCTTCTTCCCAGTAGACTTCCCGGTGAGTGAAGCCCTTCGGGCCTTTACCATCGGTGTTGGGCTCAATGACATGACAGACCACCTTCTCCAGCGCGAGGCTAGCCGAGCCATTTCGGAAGGCGGTTCGGGTCGACTCCGTCACAGCGTCGATGCCGTACTCAGCCACGAGCTGCTCAACCGTGAGGACAAACTTCCGGGCGAAGGCTCCGGGGTGGCCCTTCTTGTCATTCGCTACGTAGAACTCCCCGAGGCAGGGATTCGTGAAGTGAACAACATCCTCGAAGTCCTCGTACTCGATCATCGCCGCAGTGCCAAAGACGACTAGGTCGTACCAGTGGGTGGCCACGGCGGAATAGAAGTTGGACTCGGAGAGGACCCGGTTGACGCGGGACTCACACTCGGAGAGCCACTTGGAGCCTTCGCTCCCGATGTCGATGGGGGTGAAGCCGGAGATGTTAAGCTTGAACCACGGCTGAGTAGGGGAGGTGATCCCGGCCATCATTCCGCTGGCGCACGTCCGGGCCGCGATGACTCCAGTCGAGTCGATGATGGCGGAGTTAATCGGCGAGCCCCGGTTGACTTGGTTCGGGGCGATAAACCAGCGATACCGGCGCGGAAGCAGGACCTTCGAGAGCTCAAGCCAATGCACCCACCAGGAGTATCTTTCGATCTCCATCCCAGCGATTCGGCCCTCGACGTGCTTCCGGAGTTCCATGTTACTGGCCCGTCAGGTTCTTCTTCGCGCGGTTGGCCGTGTCAGCCAAACCCTGCGAGCCAGTAAGGATAGTCGAGGCAAGTCCGCCCATGGCGTTCGAGCGGGTCTGCGCGCCCTTAACAGCGGGACCGGAGTCGGCTGCTTGCGGCGGTGTCGGGGGAGCTGCGGGCTTCTCAACCGGGGGCTGGTAGACCTGCTTTGGCTTCATGAATCCCATCAGGCGGTCCTCGCAAAAGGGTTGTATTCAAACTCGACCGGCGGCTGTTGCTGGCCGGGGAACCCTGCGTTCCGATGGGGGTGAACAGGGTAAGCGAAAGTCAAGGCGAGGGCGTCGGCCATGTCCGGGCTGGCCATTCCCCTCTTCTTCAAATCTTCTTTCTTCTCCAGTTGAATCGCGTTGTTGGCGTTGAAACCGTACTGCGTTGCGATCAACTGCTCTCGGTAGTCGGCGTCCTTCGGGAGGGTGGCGCCACGGAGCCAGGAGCGGAGGGCACCGTACATTTCAGCTCGCTTGTTAGCGTAAGCTGTGTTCGGGTCCTCGGCGTTCACATTGTCTGCAGCACTACCGAAATTAATACCGATGCAAGGAACATGCAGTTGGCGCAGACGATCCACAACACCACCACCTACGCCTCCTTCGTCGACGAAGAGAGCATCAGCATGATAGTGTCCGAACAGCTCTGCAACTTTTCCGGCGACCTGCATGGTGTCGAGGCCCCGCAAGCGCACGGGCGGGAAAGTCCTTCCATCTCGGCCCTTGCGAATGGCGATAACAGTTTCATCGTCGCCGAATCGAGCAACGTCGACTCCGAGGACGAGGGGGTCGAACATGTGAACACCGACATCTTCCCTCTCCATGGCTTGGTCGACCAGATCAACGGGGATGAACTCCATCGCACCAGCGCGAGGAAACACACCTTTAACTCGGATCCGAACGAAGTCCGAGTCTTCACCGTAGGCACTTATCCATTTGTTAATCTGGTCTTTGTTGGTGATAGAGACCGATCGGGAGTCAATTGCTTGGCTTCGCCAGACATTTTGGTGGCGTCCTCCGGGGAAGCACTCTCTGAACCGCCCGACACTTCGCGTGGGGTTCCCGGCAACGAACCAGATAATCTGTGTGTCTTTGTCAGTGAGAGCACCTTCAGTCGTCTCCCAGATATTATCCGGGATCGCGGAGCCCTCATCAAACACAACCAGAATCCGCTTGCCCTCGTTATGCAGTCCGGCAAAGGCTTCCGTGTTCCTTTCCGACCAAGGCACCATGTCGATACGCCACGTATCGTCTCGGCCCTTCGCGGCAAGCCGGGTGGCAGTCATGTCGAAAAGCTCTTTCGCGATGAAGAGCCTGTGCCACTTAGCAAGTTCGACCCAGGTCTTGGTCTTGAGCTGGGTTTCGGTATTCGCGGTCACCACGCCTCGAGTGTCTTCAAGGGTGGACAGGGCCCAGAGGATGATCCAGGCCACAAAGGTCGACTTCCCGATCCCATGGCCCGAGGCAATCGCCCGCTGGATGGCCACGTTGGGCGTGAGGAGTCCGTCGCGAATCGAGCAAAGCATTTCGCGCTGCCACTCTTCAGGGCCCGTCTTCCCCTCGAGTTGGCCGCGTTCGCCCCACGGAAAGGCCCAGAGCACAAACCGGTAAGGGTCGGTGCTCAGCAGGGCCAAGTCCTCAGCGAGCTCAAGACTCAAGCGCCGGACTCCCCTCGATCAGAAGCGGGTCATCACTCCGCACCCCAATCGCTGCCCTCCGACGAGCCGCTTCGAGACGGCCCGCCAGATCTACATTCACGTTAACGTTAGTCGACTTCGATTGCGGGCCGTGGCCCGACCGGTCTGCAAAGGTCTTAGTGACTTCGAGGAGCTGGTTGACCGTAAGGTCCTCCGTCTCCATTTTCTCCAGAAGCATGTCGGCCGCCGAGCTGGCAATAGCGCTCATCTTCTTAGTGAAGTCCTCGAACTCTTCTTGCACACCCTGACGGTACGTCTCCATCAGCTCCTTGAAGGCCGGATCGGCTTGGAGGATCGAAATCCGAGAAAGAGAATAGCCAGTGGCAAGCGAGGCCTCTGCAGGCTTTGCACCACTGGCTAGGACCCTAGCGAGCTTGTGATGGGAATCTCGGAGGGCTTTCAGGGGAGGGGCTGAAGAGCCTTTCTCGATTTCCAGCAGAGCGAGGTCTGCCCGGTCCAACTCCCCAATCACCTGAAAGGCGAGGGGAGCCTGAGCACGGCCACGAGTTCTCGTGAGGTCAAGTTCCAGGTCCATTAAACCAGCCTGCCACAAAGGTTTCCGGCCGTCAATACCCCGGCCAAAAGGATCGGCCGCAAAGCTGGGTCACAGCGCAGACTTGGCCGTTAACCTTTGCAGGCCCGGCCTATCCGTAAAAATACGTATCCGGGGCCCCTCTGTAGTTATAGTAAGAAGAAGGAGAGAAAGAGCCATACCATGCTCCACACGATATAAATTTGCGCGACAGGTCTCCCACGCGCGAGGGTGGGTACTCGGCGGCGACGGGGGGTGGCTCGTGATGGGACCCGTCGCGTCCCGCGATCACAGTTGGGGGCCCATGCGGGCTCGGGTATGGTGCAATGCATCTTAATCACGCTGCTCCCTGTCATTGCCTTTGGGCATGTATGGCCGGGCCGTCGGGTTGCACCGCCATACCGCAGCGGGTCGGCTTGGGGTCCGGCTCTTTCTTTTTGATTATTATCAATAATTTTTTTTTTTTAAGAAAACGACAGTCGGAGCCATACCCGATTTGAACAATGGGGGGAAGTTGATGACAGGGAGCAGGGTTATTAAGGTTCAACCATACATACCAAAGTCCAAAGTCCAAAGTGCGCGGCCCGGAAATACGTGCGCAATCAACGACTTGTACGATTTTTTCAGTTTTCCGAAAATAATGCTTGCAACCATACCGGGGCGGATGCATTGTGTTCATACCGGATGGCAACCGCCACCGAGTCACCCGCAAACAAGGGGAATTAAAATGACGTCCGTCACCATTGCCAAGGTCCACGCCCTCGACATCGACACCAGCCTGTTCAACGAACAGATCCGGGAATACATCTGGAATTACGGACTCAAGCAGATCCTGAACGATGCCGGGTCCGCCGGGAAGTCGGCCGATGAAAAGCTCGGCATGGCGCAGAAGAAGCTCACGGCCCTTTACGAGGGGATCATCCGCAAGACCCGCGAGGGGAAGAACCCAGTCGAGGCCATGCGGCTGAAGGTCGCCAAGGAAATGTTCAAGGCGATCTACGGCACCGGCAAGGGCTTGGCCGTGGCCAAGTTGGCTCAGGACATGGCCAAGCGCGAGCTGGCCGACTTCAACCTCGACGATGAAGATGAGCGCGAGGTGGCCGTCGAGATAATGGTCGAGTTCATCGCGGAGAAGAGCGCGAAGTGCCACGAGGTCGCGGCCGAGCGGCTGGCGCAGGTGAAGCCTACGGTTGAGATGGACTTCTAAGCCCAGCGGCTGAAAGGTTCGCCCCACGCGGGAAACTGTGTGGGGCGGCACGGTCAGCCGACCGGCTCTGCCAACAAATGGAGCATTTCGATGATGGTCGTTATCGTCCGCGCCTCGACGGATATCGAGGCCAAGATGGAGCTACACGGGATTGAGACTTACTCGCAATCCCGTTTCACCCGGAATGAGACGAAGGTCTTCGTCCCATGGGAATACGAGGCGGTTGTTCGGTACTGGTTCGCCCGTGACGAGGACGTGCTTTGGTTCAGCCATTGCGAGGAGCCCAATGTCTGACGAGAGAATAGTCGACGCAATTCACTGGGTCGTGTTCGCCTTCGCGGCCGGAACCCTCTTCGCAACCATCTTCATCTGGAGCCTGCTATGATCATCGCTTTCATCGGAAACCTCTTCGTCGTGTTCGAGGACGGTCAGGCCATCGCCTTCTTCACCAGCAAGAAAGAGGCTGTTCGCTACGTCGAGCAGGCCAGCTGGATCGCCCAACGGGCCTAAGCCCACCAACAGACGCTTAGGCTTGGAAGCCCCGGAGCATGGGAAACCGCTCCGGGGCTTTTCTACTCAGCTTTCAGCAATCCTTCAGTAAACATAGTTTATTTTGTGGATTGACACCGGGCCGGCCTCGTGCAATGCTTTCATCGTGGCGCCACCGGAGAAAACTAATGGCACAAGAGCTTCGTGAACATTTCCGCGTCGAGAAAATGTTCTTTCCCAACCAAGAGAAATGGGCCATCAAATATTATTGGGAGGTTTGGGACGATATTTGCCTCGCCTTTGGCGCAATGGACAACCAGCCCGGACCGTGGTTCCATTGCACAGAGGCCGCAAAGCGGATCAAACATTCGGCCTCGGAAAAGACCAAGGGCAATTACGTGAGGTATGTTATGCGTGTGGCCCTCGAACGAGTCGATCCCGACGATCCATCAATTGAGCGGATTGGCACACGATACCGTTTCTTACCTCCCAAGCGATAAGGCCAAGGCCCCCCAGCTTAATTGTTGGGGGGCCTTTGGTCTGGCCCCGCCACCGCGCTTCGCGACCAGCTGAATTTGGTTAGTCAGCTGGTTAACATATTATTGACATTTGCACCATTATCATGTACGATAATCAACATGGGCGAAACTCCGTCCTTCAACATCGGGGAGATGGAAATGCAAATCATCACGGTTCCGCTCGCAGTCGCACAGCGTTTGCCCGCAACATTCGGCAAGGTGGCTGTTCGTCGCGCAAACAGCGTCGACATCCGCGTCCCCGACTTTCAGCTCGAAGTTGTGAAGTCGCGAAGCCGCGAGGGTGGACTCCTTGTGGACACGATTAAGCGCCTCGCACTGGCGCTTTAAGGAGAGACGATGTTTAAACAGCACGGACAATATCAAGACGTGGAGAGGGCCCTAAACAAAGCCCTCTCCTTTAGTGCTGGCACAGTCGATTGCGGCACCCGAAACATGGCGATTAACTGGCGACAGCGGGCATACCGTTTCCGCCAGCGTTGGCAAGACTACACCCGCGAAATTTACGCTGGTATACCTGAACGCGAAGCCGAGTCAGGTAAATCTCCGTGGGATGATATGATCCTCCGGTTGAACGGAACCAAAGTCGAGATCACATTCGAGCGCCGCGAGCTTACCTTCATCGCGCCCGACGGGAGTGTTTCTTCTCTCGGTCCCGAACCGGAACCGGAGCCAATCGGCCCCTTGGGCCTCGAAGAGATTGAACCTGTGGCCGAGGGGGCATTTCGCTCCGGGCCGAGATTGGAGATCGAATGATGCGCTACCCACCCCCAGCCTATGCCCTCCAATGCTGGTTTACCGAGGGCAAAATTCGGATCGCCGTTCCCCCGTCTCAGCCGGGCGGCAAAGGGCACTGCATCGACGTCGAATGTGACGCAGACGGAGTTAAGACCCTCATGTTTTTGCTGAAGCAAAGGGTCACGGTCAAGGATGCTCGCATCGGCTCGCCCGGTGTTCCCACGCAGGAAATGCTCAACGCCCTCAACACTCAGATCAAGCTCACCACAGTCGTCCCGAAGAACGGACCCCGGGCCCTCGAGAAGAAGACCGGAGCCCTTTCCCTCGAGGACCTCGGGCTATGATGATCCGAGACAAATACGGCGTCCGGTTCGTCGCCCTGCAATACGTCGAGGCCGTTGAACACATCCAGGTCCACAACACCAACACCGGGCTCGCGACTTTCACCGTCGGGATGTGTAGCGGTCACCCCATCAAGTTCGGCTTCAAAGATAGTCACGAGGCCCAGAGCGCCTTCACCCGTTTGACCGAGGCGCTAATGGAATACGAGGACAACACTTGACAGGAGTACGATGATGCCCCTTTACCGTTTCGTCTTCGCAGACCGAGCTGTCGAACAGCCCGGCAAGAACCTAGCCGATGCCTACAACACCCTTACGCAGACCTTGGGCGCTGCCTCCGTCGAGTCATGGTCCAGCGGTAAACGGCTGATGACCATCGAGTGTGGTGTGGCCAAGACATCAGAGACCTTCGACCTCGAGTCCGAAGACCTCCACTTCCGGGTCGAGGCCGACTACGCTCCCTACTCCCCAACGACTCAGGTCGACCCCGGCAACGACGCAGACGCTTGGCCCCATCGGGTCTGGTACAAGTCCGGTACCGTTTACATCGAGATCCCCGACTTCGAGAAGGCCTTGACGAAGTCAACTCTCGAGTGGATCAAAGAGAAATGCAGGGAGAAGTACGTTGGATGACGAAGATCTAATCAAGCAGGCGCAGGACCGCGCCAACATGAAACCCATAGACCGCGCGATGGAGCAGGCAGCGGAGATCATCACCTTCTGCCAGTTCAAAGCCTACGCCCCCGGCGAAACCGTCGCTGCCATGGCTCTCGCTATTCAGGCCATCATCGAAAACGAATCCGAGCCTGGCATCTACCGCAAGCAACTCATCGCCACCACCTGTGGCATCATCAAAGGAGAGTGACCCTTCCGCCGCAGGTTAAAACGGCCTGCGGCGCTGGGGCTACTTATGATCAAATGCCCAATGGAGAGCAAAATGCTTGAAGAAATCCTGAAGCTTCACAAACTTGCCGGTGTCAGCTTTTCGGTCATGTCCTTCAACTACAGCTGGGAAAAGAAACCCACCTTCCACGTCACTATCAAGCGTGATGTCAGTGGCGAGGAGTTCGAGGTCAAGCGTGCAGGGACCGACATCGAGATGGTCTGGCACAGTGTCTATTCCACCTTCATGGAGCGGCTCACCCGTTCCTACACCGCAAGTGAACTTCAGCCCAACCTGATCGAGGGGCCTAAATATGAGGAAGCTACTCGCGCTGTCAGCGCTCCTGACGATATCCCTTTCTAGCGCCTTCGCCCACGACTGGTATGATAAAGACTGTTGCGACATTCGCGACTGCGAGCCAATGACCGAAGACTTCCTCCCCGTTGAGCAGGGCATGTATATCCTGCCTAACGGAGAAAAGGTCTCGGTCGATAAAGCTCGGCCCAGCCTTGACGGTAAGTTTCACTGGTGCCGCAATGTAGCGTGGTACGAAGGCCAGAAACGCACTCTGATCCGCCCAGCGGACAAGCCCAACTGCCTTTACGTCCCCAACAACGGAGTCTAACATGCGTAAAATCTTCCTTCTGGCCCTCTTGCCCCTTGGGGCTTGCTCCGGCCTCAACGGCCCGATGTGCGACACTCAGCCTTGGCAGCGTGCCTGCGGTCAGGTCGACTCCCCGGTCGCAGCTTCCACTCCGGTTGCGGCTCCGGTTGCACCAGCTCCCCCTGCACCGGAGCCGGAGCCCAAGCCTGACCACCACCCGCACGGCTGGGGCCACCACCGCGAGGATCACTAATGACCCCGGAGGAAATGGAGGCTGAGAACCTCAAATATTCTCACCAAGTCGCCATAATCCTCCGGCTATCTTCTGGAGCCTTCGCTGTGTTCAACGCGCAGCGGAGGCTCCTTCTGATATCCGAATCCATGGAGGCCGTGGGTCGGGCTGTGTACGAGGCCGCGTCGACAATCTCCCTCCCAACCAGAGTGCCGCAGGCACTAACCTTAGAGGACCTTGGCTTATGACAACCATGTGGAGTATCTTATGCACCCTACCCCTGCTCAGTGTCGGGCTCGTTCCCGCGCCTTTGACATTCGCCGTATTCGCGCCATCAAGGCCACCATCCCTAACCTCCCCGAGTCGCAGACAACAGCCACCCCATCACCGCTAATCGCAGTCGGTTGTGCCGACGTACTCGACTGGCTCGACCAACTCGAACTCAACGTAAGGACCCGCAAATGACCCCAACTCCCGAGCAAGTCGCAATCATAGACGCCGCTCGCGGCACTCGTGCCAACCTCTTGGTCAACGCCCTCGCAGGCGCTGCAAAGACCACCACCCTGCAGCTGATCTGCGAGGCCGTCACCGGTATCCCGATCCTTTCCCTCGCGTTCAACAAGCGGATCGCAGAGGAAATGACCAAGCGCCTGCCCTCCCACGTCAAGTGTCAGACTCTCAACTCCCTCGGCCATCAGGTTTGGGGCAAGGCCCTCGGCAAGCGTCTTACCCTCGACACCTCCAAGACCCACCAGATCATCCGGGGCTTGATCGACGAGGCCCCAAAGGGCTCGAAGCCTGAACTCTTCGAGGCCATGGGCGACATGATGAAGGCGGTGAATATGGCGAAGTCGGTCGGCTACATCCCGCCCGGAGCCTTCTCCGCTATCACCCCCCTTTGCACTCCCGAGGACTTCTATGCCGAGAACGAAGACGGCGACAGCCTCTCCCCGAACTGCCAAGACCTCGTCGATCTCGCCATTATCACCTCCATCAAACAAGCGTACGCCGGTCTCATTGACTACGGGGATCAGCTTTACATGCCCACACTGTTCGGCGGTACGTTCCCTGCGTTTCCACTCGTACTCGTCGATGAAGCCCAGGACCTATCGCCTCTTAACCACGCCATGCTGCGCAAGCTCGCCAAGACCCGACTCATTGCTGTTGGAGATCCTTTTCAGAGCATTTACGGCTTCCGTGGTGCAACTGCTAACGGAATGAGCCTTCTCCAGCAGACCTTCCAGATGGAGGTCTTTACCCTCTCCATCTCCTTCCGTTGCCCGCAGGCGATCGTGGACAACGTTCTCTGGCGTGCTCCGCACATGAAGGCGTTCCGGCCCGGCGGTGAAATCCGCCACTTTACTCAGTGGTCCTCTTCCGACATCCCGGACGGAGCCGCCATCATCTGCCGGAACAACGCTCCACTCTTCTCCATGGCCCTCGCCCTCATCAAGCAGGGCCGCGGTGTTACCCTCCCGGGCGCAGACATCGGTCCGGCCCTCGTCAAGATCCTTAAAAAGCTCGGCCCCGTCGAAACCAAACAGGATCAGGTCCATGTCCTCATCAACCGCTGGGAAAGCGAGAAGCTCGAGAAGGCTAAAAGTCCGGGCTCGATTGTCGACCGGGCAGAATGCCTTCGGGTATTTGCGAGTGCGACTTCCACGCTCGGCACTGCCATCGCCTTCGCCGAAAACCTCTTCAAGTCCTCGGGCACCATTGTCCTTCTCTCGGGTCACAAGTCTAAGGGCCTCGAATTTGATACTGTCATTCACCTCGATTCGTGGAGGGTACCAAGTAAGTATGCTACTTCTCCCGAAGCCAAGGAACAAGAGCGCAATGTCAAGTACGTTATCGACACTCGCGCGAAAGACACGCTGATCTACGCTGAACGTGAAGCCTTTGAGGAGGGAGTGTGATGACACAAGAACAGATCGACACGTCGCGCGAGCGGGCGGCATACGTCGCCAACGGCCCCGGTGTCCCGCAGTATGCGGCGGATCTCATAACAGCACTCTCTGAAGAGTGCGAGAGGCTGAGAGCCGCCCATGACCACGCTTGGGAAACCGCGAAACAAGCTGTCCGGTCCTTCGGCGTCAAGGGCTTCTCGGACGCACATGGAGACGCCATCGTGGCCGCTATCGAACTGTTTGAGCGGCAGGCCCGCGCAGCCATCACCTCACTCTCTGAAGAGAACGAGATGCTGAAAGCTCATGCTGAGTTGGACAACACATCGCTCGTCTGCTGCGACATCATCGCCAAGCAAAGGGACGCACTCTCAGAAGAGAACGAGAGGCTGCGATCCGCGCTGCGGAACATCGCGTGGCAGAAGC